TGCCCATGCCGCTAGCGCATGCTGTAGGTCGCTGCGGTAGTAGCCCCATGGATCGAGCCGTATGAGTGCGACCCACTCAGCCAGCTCTGTGCTACTCATCCGCTCCTCGATCTCGCCGACCGTCATGCCCAGATGACCAGCAAGCCGAAATAGCACCCGCCTGAGCGGGCGCTTGGCTAGTTTTTTTCCACGTCCTCAGGACGCAGGCCTACCAATTTGCAGGATGCGTCCCAGAGCCTATCGATCGTCTGCGCAGGCATGCTGCTGACGATGTCGATGTCTTTGTCGGCAAATAGGCGCGCACCCTGCTCGTCGCAGATGGTGAGCACCAGCAGACGGGCGCGGATATTTGCATATCGTGCCGCGCCCTCATTCTCGATCTGCCACGCATCCCACTGGTCGCGCTGGCCTGCCGTGATCTCGCGCAGGCATACATCTCCGCCCCACTCGGGCACGGAGATGGTGACGATGCGTGGCTTTGCGCCTGCGATAATTGCTGCTCTGTCTAGTGGCATTAGGTGTTACTCTTGTCGCTCAATTGGAGAGTTACTGTGTACCTCAGCGCTTCGTCGGTCGCGCCGATATCAGGATACCCGATCTCGCTGATGTAGCCATCGTACACTGCGATTGTATCGATATTTGCGCCACCGAGATCAACGGTTACACGAGTGTGAACTCTGGCGATCCGACGAGTATCGAGCAGGCTCAGCAAGTTAGTGGCAGTTGCGGTATCGTCGAGGTACAGAGTGAATTGCACAGTGCCTGGGTCGTTGCGCACTGGCACCCGCTGCATTTTCGTGTCGCTCAACGCGGTCACATCAGCGAACGTAGTAGATCGTGCATTAGCCGCGATACTGATCAGCCCGTTAAGAGCTGCCGTGGTGCCTGCGGTGCTGCTGCTCAGCGTCGCGTAGGCTGCGGTCGTTCCCGGTCCAAGAACATTTGGCATGTCGAGACTCCCTTACTGGTATGTGCCGACTACGTCAATTGTAGTCAGTCGTGCTAGCTCGTCGGTCCCATCTCCCCCGAGCTCGGATTGATCCTGCGCTTCCTCGATGCGCCAGTGATGGATGGTAGTGCCCGAGACGGTCTGGCGCCCAGGTGTAGCCTCGATCTGAGCCGCGATCCACACTAGGACGCCTTGTGCGCTTGATCGAGTCTCAGCCACTGCCGTAAGCGTAACACGCTCTGTGATGACTGCTGGTATGCCCGACAGCAGCATCTGACGCTGAGTGCTGATGCCCTGATACACGACATAGGGCAGCGACGATCCCACTGGCGCATTCTCGGGTGATATGCCACCGAGTATAGTCGTGCCGTAGTTGGTGCGCCCGACGAGGTAGGTGCGCAGGAGTTTGCCTAGGGCACTCATGTATCACCACCAGTCTCAGGTGCAAGCTTGCCCTTGGAGATCAGGTCGTCAATAACAATTTGAAAGTAGCTGGCTGTGATCGTTGAAACTTGGCTCTTATTGCCATCGAGAGCAGGCCTCAAAAATGGCTTGGGCGCTACTCGGACAGTCTTGCCAGTGCCCCATATTTTGGCGTTAAATCCTAGCTCTACTAGGTGCGCGTACTTAACCGGATTGGCGGTAACTGTGACGTTGCGCTGAGCAGGGTAGGCCTTGCGTGGCTTATAGTAGGCAATAAATACCTCAGACTCAGACTTTCTCTTTGGCCCTACAATTGCAGTTACGATGCCCATACGGGTAGTCGTGACCTTAACGCCGATGCTCTTTTTGAGCGTTTGGGATGCACCATACATGCGCACCGTGCGATTGCCGACCTTGACCGTCTCTTTTCTGCTTGGCGCTTTGGCTCGAGCAAGCCTAGCGATCTGTCCAGCGACCTTACGTGCCGCACGCCTGCATGCTGTACGCATAGCTACGGGGAACTTGGCTAGCCGATCCATAAGCTCGCGCAATCCCTTAACCTCAAAATTATCTTTAATGGCGAATGGCATCACGCACCCCTAGTTGTGGTGGTGGTTGTGGTAGGTGCTGCCGTTGTCGTCGTGGTCGTGGTCGCTGGCGCATCTGACTCGACCTGCACAGCCGTGATCTTGAGGTGTTCATTGAGACCGTCAATGGTGCTGATCCCAACGATGTTCAGCGTGATGTCTCCATAGATGACGCGATGGATCGGCAGCACATCGGTGCGGTATCGCATCGTGACCGTGTAGGTCGTGACTGATGACTGCATAAGAGCGCTCTGCGGCTCGGAGCCTGGAGTCGAGACAACGCTGGCCCAAACGGTCGCATAGGTCGCCCAAGTGCGAATTGCCTGCCCGTATGAGTCAATACTGTCGGTCGGTGCCTGAAGGACCACACGACGACGCAGATCTCCTACTACGGTGGCAACTGGCATCAGCTATACCCTCCATCGGAGTAGAGCCTGAGCACGCTATCGACGGCCAAGGGCACCTCAGATCCGAACGATCCGACTGCCTCTCTGTGCTCGTACCAATGCGCTACGAGCATCATGATTGCAAGGCGCAGGAGCTGCGGTATGCCCGTGCTGGCTGAGCCATAGCCTGCGATCCAGTCGATCTCGATTGCGCCACGCTGGAGCGGGTACGTGATTGGCCACGTGCCGCTAGGTGGCAGCACGAGCAGGGGCGGGTTGTTGTCGAGGAGAACCTCGAAATCGTTAGCGGCATACGTCATCGTCTGCTGATTGCCGTCACCGTCGTAGTATCGGATCCGCGGTGTGATGTATGCGATGCCGGTCACGAGATTAGCCGCAGCCTCGATCGCAGGCGAGCGTGGCAGCTCGATGTCGTACGGCCAATTGTCTATTGTCAGGCGGTATGCGGTATAGATCAGGGTGCGGCTAGTGTAACGCTCTACCATGTCACGTGCCGCGCTGATCATCGCAGTGATGAGCGCATCATCGTCGCTGAGGTCCACGCGCAGGTGGAGCTTCGCCTCAGCCAGTGTTACTGGCTCGGACGTGCCACGCGCGAGGATCTTGATATTCATCTCTTCTCCACGTTTTTACGACGCTTGTTGTCTGCGATGTCTAAAGGTGGTGGAGCCAGTGCTGCTGGCTCCTGATAGGGCTCGGCGAGCCCAGCGCTTACGAGGCGCTGGGCGTCATCGCCAATAATATCCACAACCTCACCGGGCATGTAGCTCACGAGAGTGCCGACACAATGGATCATTATTTTCACTCTCATGAGTCTACCCCACATGGTTACGACGCTGGCTGAGTGATACGGACGATCGCGGCGGACTGAGCCACCTTGGCGTCAGAGCGACGCACCGCCATAAAGCCCGTCTGGTAGGCATCAGCATAGCGCTCGTTCATGCGGATGATTTCGATATCCCCCGCATCACGGATGTAGTATTTGGAGAAATCTCCAAACAATACGGTCTTGGCGCTGGCTATGATCGAGCTGGCCATTGCGTTATTAATGATCACTGGGTAGCCAAGCAAGCGTGGTTGGTTACCGTTGAGCAAATCGAGGAACAATGGACGGCTCTGTGAGTCGGCCAATTGGAGAATAGTAGACCAGATGGTCTGGTGCATCATGAATGCGCCATTTTGCTGGTAGCCATAGTCGAGCGCATTACGCAAGCCCATGATATTGGCGAGCGTGATGGTGGTTGTGGTTGCGCCAGCAACGCCGACGCTGGAGCCAGTAACTACACCCTGCGAGGTTGTAGTACCGTTGCCGGTTGCGTGATCCGTTGCCTCTTTGCGGCCCAAACGCTCGCCGAGCAGGCCAGCGACTTCAGTTGCAAGATCAAGGCCTGAGTCACGCAGCAATTCGTTTGACAACAGAATCAACGACTCGTAGCGGTATGCGCCAAGTGTGATTTGGCCAAACGTCATGTCGGTGGCGGATGGTGCTGTGTTTTCCGCGCCGATCGCGCCGGGATTGCCCGAGTCATCGATCGTCGGGAACGGCAGGCTATTACCGCTCTCGGTGCGGATGATGCGAGCAACATCACGCAACGGGTTGAAATAAACGATCTTCTTTTCCAATTCCGCGAGAAAGCCCTGCGGGATGGTGTAACCACCAGCGGCTGCTGTGGTGGAGTTTGCGCGAGTCAACACGATGCGGTTGCTGCCCAGGTTGAGGCCTGAGCGCTGAGCTGCTGAGCGGTGCTCAGCCTTTGCATCGTTGCCAAGGAACCAGCCGCAAAGAGCGGTTTCACGGTCCCGATTAGCGCGCTTGTCGTCGAGGTCGCGGGTGAACATTGGCACGCCCACTGGTGCTGGGCGAGTGCGGCGTGAGCTTGCGCTGAGCACATCGCTGAGACGTGCGCGAGCTGCCTGCTGCTGCGCTGCTGGATCTGCTGCGGGTGCTGCTGCTGGTGTCTGTTCGATCGAGACATCCTCAGCCATTGCTAGCTCGATAGCCGCGATGCGAGCATCGTGGTCTGCGATCATAGCAACGATTTCATCCACCTTTGCTGTCTCTTCTGGCGTCCACTCACGGGTCGATGCCGACTCGTGGTAGCCTTGGGCCTGCTCTACTAGACGTGCTCGCTCTGCGAGCAGGTCGCGACGTGATACGCTCATACAATCCTCCCTGCGCAGCCGAGCTGCGACATAAGCAATTTTCGGCCTCGCAAATGTACGCTCAGCCGTAGTTGGCTGGCGCTCCACTGATCACGCGACCGTATCGCGACCGTGGTGTCCGGGTATGCGGGGATGGTGACGACGGAGACCTCGATGAGCTCGACATCTGTCACGGTCCGCACTCGCACTGTCTCTTCAATTGTCCACTCGTCAGCTCTGACGATAAATCCAAATGACATTTGGTTGACATCGCCGCGCTGAATGAGTGCTAGCAGATCCTTGGCATAGCTGGTGTCTGGCGGGTAGATCTCGACGCCTAGGCCATTTTTGTCGGTGCTCAGTTTGAGCGTGCCCGCGGATCTGCGACCTAGCACCAATGATGAGTCGTGATTGACCAGAGCTCGCACATCAGCGCTTGTATCCTCGAGCGTGCGAGTGAATGCCGCAGGGCTGATCCTCTCACGGAAACCACCAAGATCTTCGCTGAGCGGCCCGTACACGCTCGCATAGCCCATCAGTCGGCCAGCGTCAGATGAGACGGTAGAGAGTAGTCTACGCTCCATCGGTGACCTCCTGCGCAGGCTCTTTTTTGCGCAATGGCAGGATCGGTCGCCATTTGATGCGCCACGCATGGCGACCACCTGGGCGGCTTGGTGGCACAAGTTCACGCTCACGCTCGATGCCACAGACACGGCAGCGATTGGTCGAGCCATGCTCGCAGCTCGGGATCTGGTGCTCAGTCATCGCCAGTGCTAACGCAATGACTGCATCGCTGGCATATGCCTCGAGGTCGTTGGTCTCTGCTGGTGCTGCTGGTGCTGCTGGCAGGGCTGTAGGATCGACGACAACTGGAGCGACAGTAGGATCGGCAGGTGGTGCTTGAGCTCCACCCATGGAGTTGACGGGCTGCATGTTGAGCGGCTGGAGAAATACATCTCCACCCTCGATAGGGTCGAGCTGCTCGAGCGCTCTGATCTCATTGACGGAGAGCCAGCCCCAGTTGCGGCCAATGGCGTAGGCGCTGTATCGAGCAGCGAGGTCAGTGCGCAGCAGCCCCTCGACGCGATGCTCGACGTAGTAGCTGCTGCTGATCGGCAAGAGCAATTTGTTGCGCACCTCTTGCTCGATGCGCACCAACCAGGGGCGCAGCGTCTCGCTCAGGAACGCTTGGTTTTCCTGCTCCAGCGAGCTGTAGGTCGATCCGCCAGTTGCCCGAAGTTTGCTCACCGGGATGTTAAACCAGCGCGCAATCTCCTCGAGCTGGAAACGTCTGGTCTCGAGGAACTGCGCATCGTCAGGCGGGATTGCGGTCGTGGTCCATTTCATGCCCTCCTCGAGGATTGCCACCCTCGAGGCATTGTCGATACCGGAGTGCAATCGTTCCCAATCGCCACGAAGGCGACCGCGGGCATCGTCGCTTAGCCTGCCGGGATGCTCTAGCACTCCAGACGGGCGAGCGCCACGGCCAAAAAATGATGAGCCAAATGCTTCGGCAGCAATGCCGAGACCGATCGAGTCTCGAGCCAGCGAGACAACGCTGGCACCGACGTAGCCGTCACCACCTGGGCCACGTAGATGCAATACGTCAGATGCTGGTATGTAGGTCGCACGAGAGAAATCGTCGCGATAAATATATTGCAGATCGCCGTTTTCGCTTCGTCCGACCTTCATGTTTTCCGCCCTGAGCAGCCATAGGCGCGTTGGGCGGCCAATTGTGTCTCGCTCGATCTCGCAGTAGCCATTGCCCCACGTGAGAGCCTGGGCGAGCCATTGCTCGCGCAACTGCATCGAGGTCATTTCTTCGTTGGGGGCAAATCGCAGGAGGTCAGCGACCATCATGTCATCAGCGATAATCCGCCCATTGGCGGTCTGCTGATAAACGTGAAACGGCAGGCTAGAGATGGTCTCGGAGATAATGCGCACGGCTTGCCAGAATGGTGCATAGCTGAGCGCTGAGCTCTCAGATACCTGCACGCCAGCAGAGCTAACCGCGCCGCCGTAGAACGCTGTGAGCGCGGGATCTCGCAGGCTCGGGCGATTGCCCGCGCGCAGCGTGAATAGGCTCTTGATGCGATCGATGATCGTCATATTAGAGTCATCCCCCGCGACTCGTACACCGATGGGGCACCTCGCCCAATCGCTCCGCCTGCCTCGCCGACTCGAGATCGTGCGACTGCCATGATGCTGGCCACGAGCGCGTCGATCTTTTCTGAGCTCTTGGCCTTACTCGGCTTTATGTTTCCGGCAGCGTCTGACTCTATCGAACAGTTGCCCAAGCACCATCGCAATACCGGATTGCCGTCATGTCTCAATTTTCTTGCCATGACCAGCGTCTCAAAATCCTTAGCGGCAGGACTCATGCTTGCGTAGCCCTGCCCAAACGACACGATGTTCAGCCCGTCGCTCTGCATTTGCTGCGCCAGTTGGCTAGCATTCCATCTGTCAATTGCGATATCGACGACCCGATATTGTGCGCAAAGTTGCTTGATGCGCGTGTACACATCCTCGTACTCGATCACATCGCCATCGGTCACGTTGATATGCCCGCTCGCATGCCATTGGTCGTAGCGCATGCGATTGGTGCGCTCTCTCTGTTTGAGCGCGCCGCGAGGTGCCCAGCATGTCGGCTCGATCCAGATCGTGCCATCGTCGAGTGGGAAGGCCAGCACGAACGCCGAAAGATCCATGGTGCTGCTCAGGTCGAGCGCACCATAACACAATCGACCATCGAGATCAGGTCGAGGGCTGCGGCATGCGTCCCATGTCTCAGGTGCGATCCATCGAGTGATTGTGTCGGTCCACTCGCACAAGTGCAGGCGGCGAAATGCTAGCTCACGGGCAGGTGATTGGGCGGCGTCGAGCGCTGCTTGGTGCATGTAATCGGGCAGCACAGATACGCCATAGCCGGGATTTGCTGCTCGCCATGTAGACTCATCTCGCCATGATGCCCCGTCTGGCGCACGATAGAGAACGGGCAGGAAACTGTGATCGACAAGTGAGCCATCAGCGACTGACCGGGCATGCTGGTGCATCTCGTAACAGAGCGAGTTGCGATCGTGCCCTGCGGTCGTGATCGCCACTGTCAGCGGCTGGCGGCGTGATCCTACACTCGTCGTGAGCACATCCCAGAGCTCTCTATTGGGCTGAGCGTGAAGCTCGTCAAATATGATGCCGCTACAGTTAAACCCGTGCTTGGTGTGAGCATCTGCGCTGATTGCTCGATATCTGCTGCCGTTCTTGGTGACAATCTCTTTGCGCAGCACAGTACAGCGTGATGCGAGCATCGGGCTAGCCTGCACCATAGATGAGGCAATATCGAACACGATGGATGCCTGCTCACGGTCAGCAGCAGCGCTGACGATCTCCGCACCCTTCTCTCCATCTGCCATGAGCAAGTAGAGCGCTATGCCTGCGCAGAGCGTAGACTTGCCATTTTTTCGCGGGATCTCGATGTAGCTGGTGCGGTACTGGCGCAGGCCATCGGCACGCAGAGTGCCGAACAATGGCTCGATGATGTCTCGATACTGCCACTCTGCCAGCATGAGCGGACGGCCTGCATCAGCACCCTTGACGTGAGTCAGGCAGGTGCGGAAAAACAGCTCGACGTTGCGCGCGGCTAGCTGCCCAGGAGTTTGAGTATCGGGTTGTCGTCGGGCACGCTTGCTGCCGTCACCTGCTGCTCGGCGGGCAGGCGGGTGCTCGATCGTGTGCGCGGCATCAGGTTGAGCGAGATCAGCATCGACTGGATCCGCGACTCGCTTCGCCCGAGCTCTGCATACGCTGGGTGTAGAGCTGGCCCGTTTTCGCGTTCGATCATCGGGCTCGGTAGCTGGTCGATCAGATCGCGCAGGATCTGCGCTCTCGCCAGCATTTTTGCTGCCATCGTCACCGCTGCGAGATCTGATGCCCCGCCCGTCCCGACGTGCGCCATCGCCTCGACTAGCCATTTGTATTGCACCAGTTCCAATTTTGATAGACCGATCGGCTTTTCTGGCAATGGCCCGCCAGCTCTCAGCCATGAGGTGCGATCAACCGGCTTGCGGCCACGCTTGGCCATTGTGATATCTCCACTTATACCCAAAATATCCAGAGATCCTAGGCAAAAACACGTTCAGG